AAAAAAAAGAAAGATTTATAAATATATTAACCTTTTTCTGACTTTTTTACAGCCTTTTTATTTGCTTGTTGTTTTTCCAAATAACGTTTGCATTGATTATCCCAATATTGTGGCTCTCTTCTGCCTTTTACAGCCTCAATTGCGTCAAGCATTTTTTCTGTGACTTCCATTACAAATCCTCGTAGATATTAAAAGTGATTCTAATTTGAGTTTGAAACTTACCTTCTGGACTTGATGATAATATTTCAGGCCCTATAGGTGAATCAAAAATCACATTAGAAACAGTGATCCTATTGTATAAGTCTCTAAGCCTCTTGCAAATGGTATAGTTTGATCCTGCTCCAATACCCTCTTCTGTAAACACATTAAGTATTACTAAACCGACAACATTATTTGTAGCACTACTTGTATCACCTTGGGTCAGGTATTGATTAGCACCAAAACTTGTAAGACATTGAACAAAGGTGTCCTCTGTTGTGGAATCAAATGCCATGTTATTGAATATGACAGGAATAGCTGGACTTGATGCTAGTTCAGTTGCAAGTCTTGCCTCTATTGTGGATCTGACTGTATTTAAATCTAATGCTGACATTATTTGTTCCTTATAATTCTTGCAAGTTGTCTAGGAATATAATTTATTGTAAGTTCTTTTGCAATAAGTTCAGGAAAACCAGGAACTGTTTTTTGTCTTGTTCTATAAGTGCCACCCCATGTCGGAGGTAAATTTATACCAAAACAAACAGGTTCTGCATAATCCAAGTTATTTGTGACCGTTCCCTGTAAAGGTTTTATTTCCGTTTGCCATGCTGCTCTAAGTTCACCACCTTTGTGTCTTAAGATTGATTGCCTAAAAAATTTTGGAAGAGCATCAAGTTCTGTTTTTGTATAATTATCTGAAGAAAATACAGGTGTTGCCTTTTTTACCTTTTTTGTCCACTCAAGAGTCGTTGCGGCAACAAGATCAACTACAACTTCTTCCATAACATCTGGAATTTGTACCACCTCAATTCTTCTAACCATAATTACCTCAAGATAAGATCAAAACTTATAGCTGTATTATTTTGTTCATTTGTCACAACTTGAATAATTTTAAACTCAACACTGCTTATAACAACCCTGTCTTTTGTGGTCGGTACAAAGGTCAAATCCCCTGCTGATATTGTTAACCTTTTATCCTGTGATTCAATCAGATCATTAACTTCTGATCTATTTACATTGCTTAACGCACCTTTGACAGTAGTATCAGATGTGGATTCTGTAATAGCTCCAGTGGTTGTATTATAAGTGCCAGCCGTTACCTGTCTGATAGTCACATCACCTCCAAGCTTGCTAAGAGTTTTTGATGCTGCTTTTTTCAGTGCGTTAGCAAGACTCATAATAAATAAGCAATAACAGTTCCACTTCCTAAAGTAATGCTGGTTATAACACCACAAATTTCATTACTGGATTTAAAAGGAACAGCACTTAAATCACCTGTTACATTTTCAGAGACAAGTGTGATTACAGAATCTTGTAAGGCAACAACTTTTCCAAAACGACCTGTATGTGCGTCAGTATCATTGATGATTTTGGCTGCTGGGAAATCAGAATAGGACATAATTAAACTTTGTAAGCTATACAAGCTCCATTTTGGAGCGTAATACTGGTGAATACACCCTCAATTATAAAGCCTGCTGGAATTGATTCACCATTTAAAGAATTACCTGTATAGTTTTCTGAGACAAGAGTTGTAATATGTGTATTTTCATAAAAGTCAATGCGTTTAAAACGACCTGTATGGGCTGCTGTGTCTGTTATAACTTCTGCTCCTACGTTATAAAAACCATCTACAGCACCAACTCCAAAAGTTCTAGCCATAATTAACTCCTCTTGATGCCGATATTAGCTCTTCCACCTATTCTAATACCCATTAGATAGTGGTCAACAATTGGTGGGATTCGATCAATACCAACTGCCCCATAAAATCTAGGGGTTGCATTTATATTACCAATACTAACTGTTGCAAAATCTTCCAGACCACTCAACTCCAACCCGTTCCTGTTGTTGTTGAGATATACAGCCAAAATGACCTGTGCATTTTTTACACGATCTGGGATTTCAGTATCGGTGTAATAATCAGCAACTAATCTGTTTGGAAAACTTAAACCATACAAGTTGGTGTAAGTGTCGGGTTTTCTTACTCCCGATCTTGGCCATTCTAGTGCCTGGGTATCATCTACCCTTGCTCCTAAAAACTTTTCACGATCAATTCTTTGTGCAGCTGTAAACAAAGCACGATTTTTATTGTCGTTGCTTGAACCATCCCAAGCTGCTGCATCATCACTGAGAACTAAACCTTCAATGAAAGAGTTTGCATCAGCAAGAGTTATATAAGTGTTTGCGTTAGCACCGCCAACAGTTGCATCAAGAGTTATCGCCATTTAGTTTTACCTTTTTGGGCTTTGGTTTTGGTTTTGGCTTTTCAAGAGTTGGAGTTAATGAAGCTGCCTTTTGAGCAGCCTCATTCCTCGCTCTCATACGCCTAAAAGCGTACATTCCCATTTAGCTAGATGCTCCCTTTAGAGCAACATAGTTAATAACGATAGCTTCACTTAAAGATCCACCTGAAACGTTAGAAACTGTGATCTTGAATGATCCACTAGCTATTCCATTGGCGCTCACAATGTAAGCACCAGCAGTTCCAGCAGAACCATGACAGGCAACGACAACATCTGTTGCAGCGACTTTGCTGTTAGTAACTGTGAAAGAAACTTCAGCAGCGTCAGCTAGTGCAGCGTTGTTCATTGTGATCTGTCCACTCTCAGTATTGAGAGTTACACCTGTTGATTTGTTAGTAGCCTGAGTAACAGTACCACCGTCTGTTGGGCCGATTAAACTACCAGCACCAATTTCAAAAATAGAAGCCATGATTTAAAATCCTAG